GAAACATAAACCAGCACACATTGTGCACATAGGTGATCATTGGGATTTTGAATCACTTAGTTTTTATGCAACTCAGGAAGAGAAAGAAGGCCGTAGATTAGTTGATGATCTACGTTCTGGGCAAAGAGCTCTTAAGATCATTACTGATTATATCGATTTACGTAATCGTATTGAGAAAAAGAAGAAGTATACTCCATCATTAGACTTTATCATGGGAAACCATGAGCATCGACTATTACGTATGGTAGGAGCCAATACACATCTACTGGGATTAATTGATTTAGAGATAATGATCACCAGTTTAGGTTGGACGGTCCATGATTTCTTGGATCCATTGTGGATTGGAGATATTTGTTTCAATCATTTCATGCCAAATCCTGCTTCAGGGCGGCCTGTTGGTGGTGGTGTCGAAAATAAGATGAACAAATTCCCTCATTCGTTTGTCCATGGGCACCAACAACAGTTTCAGTATGCTCGAAGACAGAATTTGCAAGGTAAACCCCACTTTGGTGTGTGTGCCGGCTCATTCTACATGCATGATGAAGCGTATCGTGGAGCCAATAATACAGAAATACGTGGATTCCTTCATCTGAAACCATTCATTAATCGATATGATTATTTGGATCATGATGTAGAGTTTGTTTCTTTAGAACGATTACTAGGTACATATTAATGCAGCTGAATAGATCATATATTGCAGATATTAATGAATATGGGGTACTAGATGTCATATTATACGATGGCCTAGCTAGCCCAGTTCACCATTTTATTACATATAATTTTAGTGAGGAAGGGCGGCACGGGGATGCCGTAGAGGGGATTATTTGGGTAGATATTACAGATCTAACTGAAGTTCGTGCTATATGCCCTGTTACGGATCCAGTATTATTCCATAGACTAAACGAGATGTTAGAAGAGTACACCAGATGATCTTAGGTTTAATAACATTCCTAAGTGTCTTCTTGCTGGGGTTCCAGCAGAAGAATGTCCAACATGATAAGTACTTCATGGCAGCAGGTACCAGTTTCTGTATAGCTTTTGCCCAATTTACTGTGTACCGAGAAGCTGCCATGGCTAGTCCACTGGATTGGGTGTATATGGGTATTGGTGGTGCACTTGGTATTACTTTATCAATGTACACGCATAACAAGTTAAGAAAGAGATCTTGCACTAAAGAGAAGTTACGTGTAAAATAGATTTTAATAAGGCAACTGCTTACTCCTATTGAATTTATGGGGTAAGTTATTTCGGTACCTTCCAGTGGGTTCTTGCCGAGTATCCTGGAAATAGATTAGTAGTCCAACGAATATTGAAAGATAGAAGGCGGTGATATTAATCTCGTGATGGCACCACGCAAACTGAGCCATAATACCCCTCTCACGCCTATCAGCAACGAAGCGCACCAGAGAGGTTCCACCGGATGTAGCTCAGTTTGGTTAGAGTCCTCGCCTTGGAAGCGAGTTGTCAGTGGTTCAAATCCATTCATCCGGACCATATTTTACCTGAGTAGCTCAGTTGGTAGAGCAACGGTCCGATAAGCCGCAGGTCCTTGGTTCAAGTCCAAGTTTAGGTACCAAATTCAAGAGGAGTGGTGAAATGGGAACACACCGGTCTTTGAAACCGGTATGAGAAGGGTCAGTACCTTCCTCCTCTGCCATTTTATAGGTTGAGAGCTCGATACTGGTTAAGCGGGGGCGGACTGTAAATCCGTACAGGTGCTAGACACCGTGATGGTTCAATTCCATCTTCAACCACCAAACAAGAGGTCATTATGACATCAAGAGTAACAGTCGAGGCATTATGTCCCGTAGATAAAGAAGTAAGAGTAGTAGTTTTAGATAATGGTGTTGTTGACACTGAAGATTTACTCCAAAATGGGGAAGTTGAAGTTTATTTATTACATGATGCTCGTGAGTTGTTCACGAGAGAACAAACCAAAAGCTAATAGGAGTTAGTAATGGCTACAGAATACCAAAGAGAGCAAGCACGTATTAAAGCACGTAAAGCCGGCAAGGTCCCAGCGTCAGATAAGAAGAAGGTTATTTATAAGAGCCCTAAAACTAATCGTCAAAAAGCCCAAGATGAAATTAAGACGTATAAAATGAAGTACTATGGTAAACCATCCACCAGCACACAACCTGTATCCACAGCTACATCTGGCGGTTCTAAAGCAGTACGTAAAGTCACTACATCTGATTCAGGTGATACTGATTTAGTCAAACGTCTCCGCAAGAAACCTTTCAAATATATTAAATAAATATTAAGCCACTTCGGGGTACGCTAACGCTACCCCCTCGTGACTTGTACTATACCTCCCCTTAATGCTATAATGATTCTTTTACAGATAGAGGCTCATTATGTCCGCACTTCCAGTTACAACGTATACAGACGAACAACTGACTATTGATCAGTTTCAGCGTGTACTCCCTAAACAGGTTAAAGCGAAATTAACCCCTGATATGATTAAGAATATCAATGGTGTCATTAGTGATCCTGGTATTCGTGATAATTATCGTGATAACTTATTAAGTTATACTAATGTAATGCAAGACGGTAAGTATAAGATCCAATCTTATATTGATGCTGTACGTTATGTCTCCCATAAGCTCATGGGTAGTTCCAATGTGGAAGCTTACACTAAAACATTCCCTAACCGGTATCAACGGGTTGTTAATGAAAACAAACACTTAGAACCAGAAGCTATTGGTAAGATCTTATCCAGTTATGTTGCTGCATATAATAAGACTAAGCTGGTAGTAAAGGTATTTGAGCAGACACTCGTTCCAAGTCATATTCTGAATGCTGATATGTATCAGAAGGCTCTGAATCGACAAGCTTTCCTTATGACTCATGCTAGTAGCGAGAAGGTACAATCAGATGCAGCTAACTCCTTGTTAACTCATCTTAAGATGCCAGAAGTCAATAAGATTGAACTTGATATTGGTGTTAAGCAAGATAAATCGATTGATATGTTGCGTGCAGCTACTTTAGAGTTGGCCAAAGAACAACAAGCTGCAATTAAACGTGGTGATGTGACTGCCAAGGATATTGCACATAGTACTATCATCCAGGGTGAGGCTGTGGAGTTAAAAGATGTCAACTAATGTCTTTGAAGAGGAGACTGAGATATTTCGATCAGTTACCTCATATCTGGATGAGATTAATTATGAAGTAGACCCTTCATATGTACCAAGCCAATTCGCATTAGAGTTTGTTAACTTTATTAAGATGGTGGATGGAGGTGAGTCGGAAAATAAGACCCCGGTTGTCCATTATCATATGATAGATGGCTTTATTGCTGATGATGAAGATGGTTTAGATCTGATTAATATGTGTCATCGTGGTATTGCTAAATCGACGTTAAAGGAGTACTTAATCCTATTTATCGGCTTATATGGCGAGTTACCTATATTTGGTAAGGTCCCTTATGCACTTTACGTCTCAGATAGTATTGAGAATGGTGTTAAAAAGATGCGTAAATCATTGGAATATCGGTGGATTAACTCAGACTTCTTACAAGAGTATATACCTATAACCAAGTTCACTGACGTAAGATGGGAGTTTATCAACAAGTACGGGAATAGTTTCGTTGTATCTGGATATGGTGCTAAGACTGGTGTTCGTGGTACTCGTGAGAATGGGTCCCGTCCTGTATTAGCCCTCCTAGATGATTTAATTAGTGATGCTGATGCACGATCTGCAACGGTAATCGCTGATGTTGAAGATACTGTAACAAAGGCAATCGATTATGCACTCCACCCAAAGAAAAGAAAAATTATATGGTCAGGCACCCCTTTTAATGCTCGCGACCCTCTCTATAAAGCAGTTGAATCAGGCGCTTGGCGTGTCAATGTATATCCCGTTTGCGAAAGATTTCCTTGCTCCCGTGAAGATTTTCGTGGATCCTGGGAAGATCGATTCGACTACGACTATGTCTACAAGATGTACAAAAAGGCTATGCGCCAGGGTAAGTTAGCTTCATTCAATCAGGAATTGATGTTACGTATTATGAGTGAGGAAGACCGGTTGATCCAAGATTCTGATATCATGTGGTATAACCGCCGTAACTTGATTAAAAATCGCCACTTATTCAACTTCTATATCACTACTGATTTCGCTACCAGCGATAAGACTGCAGCAGATTTCAGTGTTATCTCAGTATGGGCCTTAAATAACAAAGGCGACTGGTATTGGGTTGATGGTATCGTTAAAAAACAGTTAATGGACAAGAATATCGATGATTTGTTCAGATTGGCTCAAATGTATAAGCCTATGGGGGTTGGTATAGAAGTATCTGGCCAGCAAGGTGGGTTCATACCTTGGATTACTGATAAAATGATTGAGAAGAACGTCTTCTTCAACCTAGCATCAGATAATAATGGTAAGAAGCCTGGAATACGTCCAAGTACACAGAAGATTGAGCGATTTAATCTTATGGTCCCAATGTTTAAGACACACCAGATGTGGTTTCCTGAGGAATTGAAGATGGATCCACGTATTGTTGAGTTCATGGAGGAGTTGACCTTAGTCACACCTGCGGAATTCAAATCTAAGCATGATGACTGTTGTGATACGATATCTATGTTGGCTTCATTAACAACATTCAAACCCGCAGAAGCAGAAATTGAACATTATACCGATCCTATTTGGGCTGAGGAAACTCGTGAGGAGTCTTCTGATTTGGAATCATATCTAGTATAGTATTGGAAAGTTGTGTATACTAGAGCCTTAACTACTATAGGAACCTAGTATGCGCTTATCCAAGATATTTGAGCATCTTACTCATAACACTCTATCCAATCTATCAATTGGGCAGGATGAAATTGGGGAAGTATCCCCTGACAATTACCCCAAACTTATTACGTTAGTCAACGCAGGTATGGTCGATTTATATACTCGATTTGCCTTACGTACCCGAGTAACGAAGATTCTGTTGAGACAAAATATATTCTTGATGGTACTACTGTATATAAATTTAATAATGATATTATAAGTATTGATGAAGTTTATAATGAGATTGGAAATCGTTTACCATTAAATGATCTATCCCAAGAGTTCTCTGTGTTTACACCAGCGCCTTCTGTATTACAGGTGCCTTATTCTAATCGAGAGAATATATTAGCAGTATTATATCGTGCACTACCTGATGAGATTGATATTGGTATATTGGATCCAAGTCAGGAAGAGGTTGAAATACCTTACCATTTTTTAGAGGCTTTGACCTCATTCATTGCCTGGAAGATGTATACTCCTATTGATAGTGTTGAAAATCCTAAAGGGATGCTACATCAAGGGAACTACTTAAATGCAATTGGCGTTATTGAGCGCACAAACACAGGTATCGAAGATAACTTTACCAACCAACGATTCGAGGTGAACGGATGGCTTTAAGACCACAAACATATACTAAAAGTAATTTAGTAGATAAACATATTAATACTGCATATGATACTGTTAAAGCAGTGTCTGAATATTTGAATGAAATTGCTACATTAGCTGTTGCAGAAACTTTAGCTAGTATTGATTTAGTTGGAGATAACACATCAAATATAAATCTTGTTGCAGCTGATATCACAGCAGGTAAAATTGATGATGCTATTGCTGCTGCAATCTCTACTGCTGCAGATTTAATAGCAACAAATCAAGATACTATTGATACTGCAGCTGATGCTGTAACTACAAATCAAGATACTATTGATACTGCAGCTGATGTCGTTACAACTAATGCTGATGCAGTAAGTACAGCTGAGGATTTAGTTGCTATTGCAGCCATATTTGATTCTTTTGATGATACTTATTTAGGTGCTAAAGCTTCAGATCCTACAGTAGATAATGATGGTGATCCTTTAGTTGCCGGACAAATCTATTGGAATCTAACAGATAGTGAGGTTCGTTTTTATAATGGAACTATCTGGGAACAACCTGAAGCTGCCGCAAGTGCAAGTGCTGCTAGTGCTTTAGCATCCGAACTTGCTGCTGCAGATTCAGAAACTAATGCAGGTCTATCAGAAACTAATGCCGCGCTCTCTGAGACTAATGCCTCTACTTCTGCTAGTGCTGCAGCTGCTGTAGTATCTAGTGGATTAACTTATCCCGCACTTGATGATGTAACCTTCCCCGACATCACAACCCCAGTAGCAGTATCAAACATATACGAGCCATTCCTTGAAAGTGATTGGCCTTTAATGATGGAAGATAAGTCATGGTATGATGAGGAAGGTTATAGTAAGGATGGTGTTTATCATTCTACTGTAACTACTACTGAACGAGATGCTTTATCTCCTAATCAAGCTGATGTTTGTTATAACTCAACTACAGCACAATTTGAAAAG